GGCTTATATTGTAGAATTTGAAAAAAATCCAGGAACCGTATACATGCCCAGTGCTGAAACCATAAAAATAGTAAGCACAACGAAAATAATATTTGAAGCAAACGGCAACGCACGCTGCTGGATCCCCGTAGAAAAAGGCCAATACTTTGCCGTAGACAGCACCGCCACTGCATACACAAGCGAAAGCAACCATGTGCCCTACATGCTCTACGATCAGACGAACAAAACCCTGGAATGCCGGGGCTTTGGCTCTGCCGGAAGCATAGAACCCGTAGATCCATATTCCCTCGCCCTGGAATATAAACTCGAATACGACATGGACGACACAGGTTTGGTGAAGCAGATTGATGCGAATAGGGAGGCTGCTGATTCGCTAAAGGAAGATTTAGCTGATATAGCAACATTTGTAAAACTTACTGATTTGGTAAAAGATAAGCCATTTGGATATTGCAATGGTGTTGATGATAAATCTTTTGTCGGTAATACCTTGAGCGGAACATTTGCAAGCGGAAATTTCGTGGAAATCGGAGCAGTATCAGACACCTATCTCAAAGCAGGAAAAAAATACAGAGTTGCATACAAAACGATAAGTGGTAGTGGATGCGTAATCAGAACAATGTCAGATTATAGCTTTAAAAAACTTATAATAACTGTTGGTGGAGCATATCCTTTAGATGGGTTTGTAGATGTCGACATAATAACGGATTCTAATATCTGTATCTCTAATGGAAATGGCGTTATTAACTGTGAATTGTATGTATACGATATTACAGACATATCAGAAGATGAACTGTCACTAATTGATTGGGAAAATCCAATACATAATATTTCTGTTGGCATTGTTTCAAATGCTATTGAAGCTGAACACTCAAAAACATCAGATAAGGCACTTGTTGCTGACAGAGTTTTGAGTGTTGATGTAAATGGACTAGTAAACTATTCAAGCAGAAATCTTTTAGACGTAAACAACTGTTCTGTCGGTCTGCTTTCGAGAGGAATTGTTGGCGAAAATAATGGTTATATAACTTCTAATTTTATGCCGGTTAATGACTTTGTTGCGTATTGTAATGAGGGTAAAACAGATATCCCAATTAACGCAATAGCGTTCTATACGGATGCAAAAGAAAATTCTTATATTCCCGATTCTCAGATTACAGTATGGAGTGGTGCTCCTAGTGGATATGCAAAATCAGATATGCCAGATGATGCTAAATACTTTAGAGTATCAGTTTATAAGGACTATATTACAGGTTCGGCTTACAAATATCAGATGTTTGAAAAAGGTACTGCTAAAACACATTGGCAAGCCTATTTCAATTCTTATAAATCGTCTGAAAATCAAGTTTTATTTGATAAGGTAATTGATACTCTCGGTGATAGCATAACAGAACAAAGAACGTGGCAAGGCTATGTGGCTGATGCTTTACATACTGGGGTAATCTATAATCATGGTATAGGTGGAACACGAATTAGCGGAAATGATAGTAATGCAATGTGGCAAGACTCTCGTATTAATGCTCTTAATGACGATATAGATTGTCTTTTGATTATGGGCGGTACTAATGACGGAGCACAAGGCGTTACTATTGGAGATATGAGTAGAGATAATGTGAATACCGATACTTTTGTAGGTGCTTACAATGTACTATTGAGTAAGGTATTCTACAAATACTATCGTCTTGGGAGCGGATACAGCGGTATCACACAGATATCAGAAGTAAATCCGATTCAGATTATGATTGCAACACCTATCTACTGCAACGATTCTAACTACGGTAATATGGATGAGATTGCTGAAGCGGTTCGTGGCGTTGCAAATCTATGGAGTATTCCTGTTGCAGATCAACACGCAAAAAGTGGTATTAATTCTGCGACATCATCTATTTATCTCTCTGATAATGTCCATCCTAATGATGAAGGCGGGAAAAAGGTTGCAAATGTATGGGTTAATGCGTTGAAATCAAATGCGGAATTAATTAACTAAAGAGGGGGCGCTAGTTGATTCAAAAACAAAACGGTAAACTATTGTCTTATAAAACTATTGGAAATTGATTCTTCTGGTTGTATAATATACATGAAAGAAGGGAAGGCTTAATGGATACATTTGAAATATTTGGTGCTATAACTACATTGACAGCTTCAGTTATATCAGCTGTGGTAGCATTTATAACAAAAAAAGCTTATGATAAAGCTGATGAAGAAAAAGAATATGTAGAAATCAAGAAAGCAATTGATGGAATTGAAATTAAATATGCAGATAATGATAATGTTCTTGAGCTTATGTTGAGGAATGTGAAGGAATTAAAAGAATACTATGTGATAAGTAAAGATCAGGCCAGGAAGTCTTTTTCGGCAGCACTTTTGATTTGCTTCTTAGGCTTCTTTATATATATGTTTGGCATAGCAGCGGTAGTTTTCTTCAAAAGGAATATTTCAGTAATATCCGTTATTGGAGGAACTGTTGTGGAAATAATTGCAGGATTATTTTTCTGGTTGTATAAAGAAGCCATAAATCAACTCAGTATTTATCACCAAAGATTGGGTTCAACGGAAAAATATTTAACAGTAATACAGATTATTAAAGAAATGCCAGAAGATAAAAAAACGGAGTCATTTCAGAATTTGATTGACGCAATTTTAAATGATAAT